CGGTCCCAGCAAGAGCAATGTTGAGAGTCTTATTAGGAATACCGCCTTTCGTGATCTTGTTGAAGTATTCAAGATCGAAAGGTATTCTATCTTCTTCTCTGTGGTAGAAATCGAATCGTTCTTCGAGGTTGTCGATGTAGTCATGGCCAACTGCATTATCAAATCCTACACCAAGAGCTTTCGATAGAAGGTCAGGTAATGCACCCTTTGTAAGTGTTTCATGTTTGCCATCGATAATGGATATTGATTCCATAATCGCATTGTAAATAGCTCTGTCTTGACACCATTTTTCTGTAGTATCAAGAAGCCATTGTTCATCAATCTTTTCTTGAGAGAAGAGTGATGGTAAGATGTCAACTGCGACTGTATAGTTTTCACCACTCAGTCGATCAGCTTGATCGAGTTCAATTTTAAATGATTCAGCAGTTGGAAGCTTGTTGTATTTACCAACAAACTTACCTGCTTCTTTAAATAATATACGATAGATTCCTTCGAAATAATCTGGCTTGATGAAAGGCAAAACTTTGCGCATATAGTTTTCATCAGTTAAGATATTTCGTAGAATTGTTTGTTCAAGGTTTGCTTGCAAGTTCGCCGCTTTCTCTTAATTTTGCTCGAATCTTAGTTGCAGAGATTTCATGTATCTCTTTACCAAGATCGTGCTCAGTAAATGTGTAGCCAACACCACGACCATACGAGATGTCAACAATGTTTGGTACATGCATTATAACATATTCTTGACCGATTGTAAACCCTTCTTTTAACAAATCTTCAATAATCATTGACTGTGCTTCGTAAAATTCAAATGGATTATCGTCTTGACCCGGTACTCGAGAGTTTGCTTCTCGACTTTTAGGTACGTCACGAATCATAATACAAACTTGACCACACATGTTATATGCACGTTTAAATAATTCTCTATGACCTTCATGCCATGGTTGCCAACGACCGAGCATTTGTGCCGTTGGATTTTTCCAGTCAAATGTATATTCAGTCAGACCGGTATCTACTTCAAGATCTTCCATTGTTGTATTCCTCAACTTCCTTAATATGTTCAGCTAATGATTCAATTTCTGTATCGTTATACCAGTGATTCACATGGTAATCAAACATCGATGGTATTTCAAACATTTTATTTGTATCTGCAAATCTACCTTCTGATATTGTGTCTACCCATATTCTAAAATCTGGATCAAAGATGTCTCTTGTATGTTGTGTAGGACAAACAAAATCACATATTACCCATCGATTGTTTTCTTTCTCGAAGTCAGCAATATTTTTCATACGTGTTGCTTGACGCAATCTGCCTTCTGGAGAAAAGTCCCAGTCATTTGCCATCTCACGAATCTTATCAGCATTAAACCAAGCACAGTTATCAAGCATCTGATAAAGACGTTGAGCCAACCAGGTTTTACCTGCACCTGGCAAACCAAAGATTAGTATTTTCATTCTTTTTCCCTAAATGCAATAGTGCCATCGTCTTTCTCAATTGCATCTTTAATTATATTCTGAAGAATATCACCTGCAGTTTCTTGTAATCCGATATCGTCTACAGTAAGATCAGTATCGGGAGAAGAAATGATTTCATAATTAAATGTCATCATACCTTCACCTTCTTCATTTACAGCAATGGCACCGTATTTTATGATTGTTTCATTATATATGCCATCTAAAATACGTATATGCCAGTCCTGATCGTGGTCAGGACCTGGCGTAAATTCATACGTCACATTTTCTTCAGGTTTCATTTTCGATATCCAGTTCGTTCGAACGATTACCACCGATCGAGAAACTTTCTTTTAGGTATTCAGCGAAGTTTGTTTCCTCGAAGATGGGTTGCCAGAAGCTTTCTTCGAGAGTTTCTTTTTCTCTGACTTTGGTTCCGAGGAACTCTCCAGTTGACTGATCGACACGACTATACCAACCATTGCTAGGCTTTGCAACAAAGTTCCCAGCGAGTGCCACGTCGAGTAGGCCAGAATAACGCTCGACACCACCGCTCCAAGACACGCTAATAGGGATTTTTGATTTTTCTTTAACATAACGCGATTTCTCCACATTAATAACAAAATCATAACCAGTTACTTCAGTGCCTTGTTTGTTCTGACGACGGCCAAGAATCCAGATATTATCTGCCGAATAGTAAATACCTGTACCACCAGATACTACGGCTTTCGGGAACAGACCGATTTCCATGTAAGTATGATTGACAGCAATCAATGGAATGTCTTTCATATTCAGATACGGAGTTGTCATACGGAACAGACCTTTGAGTGCTTTCGCACGAGACATATCTGCAACCGACTTTTCGTTGATAGCATCTTCTAATTCTTTTTTAGATGCAAGGTTACCAACAGAATCAATCATAACGACAACTTTGTCTTTACGATCGAGTTGTTCAAGCTGGCCGATCAGATCAAACTTAAGTTCTTCTACGTTTGTAATTGGTGTATGCAGAACGCGTTCAGTATCAATCTCATATTGCTCGAAATAAGCTTGAGGTGAACCAAACTCTGAATCGTAGAAGAGAAGCACAGCATCTTTGTATTTCTTTAAATAAGCTGCAGCCATAATCAGACCGAAAGAAGTCTTGAAATGTTTAGATGGACCAGCAAGTACCGTCAGACCGGGTGCTAGACCACCTTCAATAGAACCAGATAGAGCAACATTCATCATCGGTACGTTCGTTGCAACCATATCTTTTTCTGTAAAGAATTTTGATTCAGAGAGAATAGAGGATTCTTTAACCTTACTATTCTTCTTGAGTTTATCCATTATCGACATACGAATCTCCTTATGGAGTAATTATAACATATTTTAGTGAGAAAGTACATAGTGTTTTGCGTTTATTACGGGCGCCCAACCGAGTGCACGAAGATCTTTATTGTTAGCTGTATTATCATGAGCTTCGCATGCATCACCTTCTCTAATTTCAATATCAGGGTATTTCATCTTTGCAAGATCTGAAACGATATGACCAGTTCCTGTACCCACGTCATAGGCAGGTAATTTACCCTTTGTGCCAGTATTAATGAAGATCATAATAGCTTTGACAACATCATCAACATGTATAAAGTCACGTATATGATTTGTTGCGTATGCTAATTCACCACGAAGAAGTTTACCCATAAACATGGTATCACGTGCACCATCGCCATAGACTGTGGTGAATCTTAATCCTACCTGATTACTTATAGCGAAAGGCGAGGTAAACGCAGTCTCTTCATTAATTTTTTTGCTCATGCCGTATGGTGATTTATGCCACGCATGAATACAAGATGAAGATGCGTATACCATCGGCACTTGATTTAATTTACAAATATTTTGTATACGAGTTGTAGGCTCTACGTTATTGTCCCAGTATTCCTGTGGTTCTTCGATAGAGCGACGTACGTCAGCATCTGCAGCAAGATGTACTACAAAATCACAGCCTTCGAGTTCCCAGTCTTTTATATCACGACCGCTTTTACGATCCCATTTTACAACTTCATGCCCATCATCCCACAGTTTTGTAAGAAGATGGTTGCCAATAAACCCACTGGCACCTGTCAATGAAATTTTCATACTTCATATTCCTTTATAAATTTCTCTGCAACTTGTATACTCGAGTTGACTGCTTGATGCATATCTACATAAACGTATTGACCACAGCGACCGATGAAAGTCATACTAGAACCTATCATTTCTTTATACTTTTCATAAGTCTCACGATTCTTACCATCAACATCTTTGACTGGATAATATCTTTCCATATCATTATCGATATAATCGCAAGGCTCTTCATATGTCAATGTCGTATATTGACTATTGAATCCATGACAAGGTAGGTTCTTCCATTCTGTTACCCGCGTATACGGTCCATCATGCGTAAAGTTTACGGTACCAGATGGAAGAACCTTTGCCATTGGGAGATTGACATTATGAAATTTGATGGACCGATACGGTAATTCACCATGATAGAAATCAAAGAATTCGTCAATTGGCATCGAGTTGAAACAATAGTCTGAGTAATTGAGCCATACCTTATCAAAGGGTGTATCGAGGTTGACATCAATATTATCATGCTCAAGCATTTTCTTAATTAGTGAGGTATATCCCATAAGAGGTAATGCTTGATAGTTATCGTTCGGAAAATAATCTTCGTTGTCATCATCACGAATCGGCACACGTTTGATAATACTTGGATCGAGCTCTTCAAGCTCTTTACCCCACATCTTTCTTGTATATGGTCTAAAGAAAATGTCAAGCACATTCTCCTCACCTACAATCTCTTTCGTTTCTCGATTGACAGGTAAAGTTACGTAACGACCGTCATCAAGTTGTGCTTTGACTTTGTGTCGATATGGTACCCATTCAGTAAATCTACCAAGAAAGTCAAACACCTTCTTATTGTTTGTATGAAAGAGATGTGGACCATATTTATGAATACGAATGCCGTGTTCATTTGTATAGTCATATGCATTACCTGCAACGTGATCACGTTTATCAATTACCGTAATCGTATGACCAGCCTCTGCAAGGATACGAGCGACAGTTGCACCTGCAAAGCCTGCGCCAACAACTAAGATCTTCATAAGATACTCCTTAACTCATCCTGCTGAATATCTTTATTTAGCGGATGTGTTTTATATATGGCATCTCTTTGGGCCTGTGCCACATCTGCAAGTTGTCGGTCACTCATCATCGTAAGGTCATGTGCTTTAATCGATGCAAGTTCATCGTCATCATAATAGATAACCATTTCTTTCCAGTCACCAATAAGTATAGATCCAGCATCTGCAACTTGTAGTGGTCTTGCACGCCACCAACCAGATCCTGCATGGAAATAACCTGGCATCAGAATACCCCATTGTTGACCATATATGTTGACCATTTCTGGTTCAATGACACGATCCTGACCGTCTTTACGAGAACCATATTTCTTGAGTTCCCAATCACCAATGTTCTGATCCTTAATCCATTTCTTTGTCTTGTCTTGAATTAGACCAGCATAGTTAAAGACCTTTGCTTTATCGTCAAAAATTGGATTAAAGTTTGATTGTAGGTTAATGTGGTACGGATTTGGATTGAAAGAGAACATGAGCTCTTTTGGATAATCCAGTAAGCGGGTAAGATTACCACCAGCAAATGCACTGATCAACATCTTATTCTTTTTCTGCTTTACAATCGAAATACCTTCAAGCAATTGCTTTTCGTAGTCACGAATATTATCTGGTATATGCTTATGACCGTCAAGAACGTATTTACGAAATAGCTTTTCAGGATCTTCGAGTGCTGTCAATCCTTTGTAGATACCATCTGTTTGCCAGTCATCAAAAGCAAAGATGCAATCTTTGTATTCACTGATCAGCCATAATGCATTATAGACAAAGCCAGCAAAGCCAGATGGATTGTGGATATAGCAAATGATTTTGTCATAAGAGGAAAGATCTTCACCGATGGTAACAATACGTTGTTCAACCGTATGTCCCATATCTCTAAGGCATGCAATTAGAGAAACATGTGAAGGTATGATTTTAAGCTGTGAACCTTTATAAAAGTTTTCGGTACACTGTTGCTTGTTCATGCCAGTGATTAGTATTTTCATAATATACTCCCAATTTCATATTATTATATACTGTTTAGATAGCTTTGTAAACTGTTAATTACACTGGGTTCAAATGATTTGTCGTTAAACTTCCTATTAAGTGGAGAAGGATGTGGAGCCGGAAAGTGCCCCACACCTTTTTTTGTGAAATATTGTGATACTTCATTACCTAATGCTATAATCTTATTATAGCCTGTTATACATTCTTGTAATAGAGTTTCATCAATATCAGTACCAGAGGCAAACCTTAATCCTGGTGTACGAAGATTCACGAAGCTATATAGATACACATCACATGCACCCAGCCACACATCTAATCTTTTCAATGATGGAGATTTTGCTTTATGTTTTATCTTAGCACTACCAGGCGCAAGACCTACTACGAGTACTTTTGAGCTATCCATGATACGTCTTCTTGGAGTTTCTTT